ATCTTTGATGGGTTCTTTAATCTTTCGAATTTTGCGAGGGTCAATATACCTCAAGTCTTTAATACCGGCTCTTGGATTTGTTTCATCAATTACGATGTTGTAATATAATCTACCATCAATATACCACTTTCTGAAAATATCGTAAGCGTTATTCTGAAAGTCAAGCAATTTAAAAATATGCTTGTAACCCTCACGAATTTTTTTCTTGATTGCATTTGGATATTCTAATTTATCCAAAACAATTTCACATGGGCCTGAGTTCTCGTCTACTACAATCGCTTCGTTTACGATGTCTTGAATTGCATAATCACATTCTGGTTGTATAGACATCTCACGGTATTTAGAAACAAGATCACCTTCAGTCTTTGCTTTGCCTTCCATATCGACGTAGGTTCCATATGCACCACCCGGTGCAATCTCAATAGATCCGTCCTCAATAGTGGGCGATACAATAGATGGAAGAGTTTCTTGTTCATCTTCGGTTTTTTTACGAGCGATAGTAAAACCAAATAGTTCTGCCATTATATTGATCCTATGCTATAAGTATTATTTTTATTATTTATAATGGCGAAAAACATAAAAAAAGGGAGCCGAAGCTCCCTTTTGATGTAATATAAAAAATATTAGTTGATAAGACCACCGAAGGAGGTTGCAACGTCTACCGTGAAGAAGTCATAAGTCCAAGTTACGGTGTATTCTTCAATAGCATCTGCGGTATCCCAAGATAGTTCAATTGGTGCGAGTACCGTTGGGAATAATCCAACAAACTTATACTCGCGAATGATTTCGCCTTGTTTACCGTAGTGAATAACCTGCCCTTGTGACTTATAAGCTTCTGGATTTGCACCAGTAAGTCGCAAGTTACCCTGTGTGCTATTAATACTTTGCACCCATTCCTCAAGACCCGCACGAACTGCAAAATCCTCATCATTGATGATAGTAACAGTCCAGTCTTCATAAGTTCTATTACCAGCAAATTTTACAGGGCGCCCGAAGTAGTTTACAGTGATTGGTGTAAGGTTTGTGCCGGGGACCTGAGCCGCCTTTGCCATAAACCGTACCTTATCATCTGCGGCACTGTTGAAGGGGTTAGTAATATTTACTTCGAAGAGTGAGGGACGGGCACCCCCAAACTCCATTTGTCCCTGAAACTCTTGTACAGAAAAAGCCATTTTTATATTCTCCTAATTCTCTCTATTATTTATATTGCCCGATTAGAATTTACCAACTATTTCTTCAAAATCAACCCCAGTGCGGACGGCTATGAAGTTGAGTTGAATGAAGTTAATTGAACGTGCCGGCTTAATGTAGATGTCACCGATAAATTCGTTACGATCAATGACCTCACCTGTGTTGTTTGTTTCGTCACAGACCACTCGGAAATCAAAGATACCGCGACGACCCTGCACATCCCGTAGGAATGGTTCAACCAAGTTACGGAACTGAGCCCGAGTAAATGCATCGTTAAACTCGAACAGTGTAAACTTAGCAGCAGTCGAGATTGCTTTTTCTAAGACAATGAAGAGTCTACGAACGTTAATACGGTCAAAGGCACTTGGTTTTGCTAAGAGAGTTTTATCTCCAAACAACACTGTTCCTTGACCAGGGAATGTTACGATCGGATTGATCCCGGACTTATACAGTTCGTCACGATCCGCTTTGCGTGGATTGAAAGCAAGTTTAGCGACGTTTTTAATGTTACCCCTGTTAAATCCAGCAGGTGAGAACCAAGGATCTCTCGTGGTGTCCGTTCGGACCATGAGACCGGCTGTATCACCGTTAGATGGAACATAACGGAAGACGTCATTATACTTATCGTATTGATACTTCCAAGTACTATCTAACACCGCATAGGATGTTGACGGTAGTGTGTTCCGGAACTCTACGATGTCTTCTCTCTCCTTACCAGCGTATATCGAATTATTCACGACATCAGCTTCTTCTGGCGAGAGACATACAATACAATCAAGTCTTGTCTCGCAGATATTGTTGATAATGTGTGTAGCAACTGTCTGATTAGCAGCAGCTCCGAGGATAAGCGAAACGTCCACATCTTCCGCTGATTCAAATAGATCATATCCGTTAATCAGTTCTGCATTCGATGGGTTTCCGCCATTATCACCACCAGACATCGATGTAGTCTGAGGTTTTGTTGAGGAAGCTGTAAATGTTTGAGTTGCCGTAGGTGTTCCTGTAATCCCTAATTGTGGATCATGTCCAGCCCACCAAATCCATTGTGATCTATTATTGATGACTTCTTTGTAAAAAGCATTTGTTCCGTCATCGAATAACGCATCAGATGCTTTCGAGGCAGCTTCAAACCGCTCGATAACCTGACCCTTAATACCTGTGATCTCACCGTCCTCATCAACAACTGCGATATGAAGTTCGTCATTAGCACCGCCGAGTCGAGCAGCATAGCTTGAAGTTCCTGGCGCAGCATTGAAGAAGTTGAAGTATTCCCATCGACGAGTGATGTGACCTGCTGTTGTCGTAAGTGATGCGTTACTACCGAGATCCTCTTGCGTCGGAGCTTTCTTAACAGTAAGTGATGTTCCGTTCGCAGCCATTGTATCAACGACGACATTAATTGAGACAGTGGAGTTAGCATGCACGAGTGAATCGCCAACCGCAACAGTTGGAAAGACGTTAGCGCTCGTGGTTACCGTTTGATTACCAGCAGTAAATGAGAAGGTAGCACTCGTTACCACATTTGAAAACGCAGCATTGGACTGACAGATAGAAACTTTTAACGAGTTACCTAGTGCTCCCGGATACTTAGCGACCCATGCTGTGGCTGAACCACCCGTTCCCGTAGAAAAGTTATTATCATAATCATCATCATTTAAGATACGAACTCCAGTATTACCACTCGAAGTAGCATTGTTTGCTTCGTTTTTAACACGAACAACGAATAAAGCGTTGCCATAAGCAAGGAAGTTCGCTGCAGTAAAGTATGTCGCAGCCGTGTTTGAATTTGGCTTATAAAATTGCCTGGTCAATGTTTCTTCTGAATCGACTAATACTCGCAAATCTACTGGTCCCCAATCGAAGCGACCAGCAATAGCGCCAGTGCTCGTGGAGACAGCGGGAATCACGGTAGTTAAATCAATTTCCGTTACATTAACGCCTGGTGATACTTGAAAAGGCATTGTGTCATTCTCCTATCTACTAATTTAATAGCATTTTTCGTTCATTATTATTTATAAAAATAGGATTATCACCAAGAATACCACTTATTGCTAGTATCGTTGCTCCAAATTTCACCTGTTGGATTATTTATTAATAGCTCGCTTTCGTCACTTCCATCATCATAAAATCCAAATGGCATGACATCATCAGATATAAGTTTATCACGTTCTTCTAGCAATTTTTTACGAAAATCAGTGTCGGTTAATTCTTTGAAAAACTGTTGATTGGATGCCCAAGAGAAAAGAACAATACACATCATTAAGTCATCATGTGCTCCTTGTTCCGCCTCATAAGAATTTCCTCTCTGAATAAATGTGGACATTTCATTTATTAAATCAAAATCGTTCAGAATAATTTTATGCTTTTCAATCATTGTCTTAGCGGTGGCACAACCAACCCGCTTTACTGGTTTTGTAGTTCTTACACCTTTCTGACTATTTGATGAAAATCCACCGCCTATTACCTGACCACCACGGCCCTGCATTGTTGTATAGATAATGTTTTCGTATTCTAAGTCATTTGCGAGAATATCAGCAATTTGCTGTCCATTATCATTTATCTCCACGAGAGTAAATGCCTCGCCATACGATTTCACAACATTATATATCACTTCTGGATACACTATCGGTGCAATGGTATTATTTTTATATGCTGCAACTACTTTATATGGTATTTCTGTCACGTCTACAATAATAAATGCGGATGAGTCAATACCAACACCCCTACTTGTATCAGCAACACAGAAGTATGCTCTACCCGGTATTGGCTCTTCATATACATTTAGACTACCCTCATAGTATGTGGATATGGGTGTTTTAAATGTCATTGCTCGAAGAATACTAGGAGCAATGAGTGTATTCGATGAACCTATAAACTCCGCTTCGAATTCTTGTCTAAACTGGTCCTCACTGGTATTTGCAATAGTTTTATCACGCCATTTTTCATCTCTACCAGGCACGTCCCACCAGTTAACGGAATAGTTTACGTACTCATTTCGATTCTCTACTGAGTTTGTCCAGATTTTGTAGAAAAGATCGAAGCCATTCGGTGTTGATGTAATTACTACTTTTGTATTTGTACCTGAAATAATTGTAGGATAAACTGATGTAAAGAAATCATCTTGGATATTACGAGGGACGAAAGCAAATTCGTCTAGATACAAGAAGTTAATAGAGTAACCACGAATAGCACTCGATGCTGTAGATGATGCAATAATTTTGCTACCGTTTTCGAGTTCAATACTCGTTTTGTTCCATGTCATCACACCCTGCTGCAACCACTTAGGTAAATTTTCATATGCACGCTGAACACGAGATAAAATTTCTCTAGCGGTTGTAAGTTTATTTGCTAGAATGGCTACAGTATAGTCATCATTAAACAGAATGTGCCAAAGAATAACAGCAGCAGATGTTGTGGTTTTTCCAGCCTGCCTACAAGTTTTGATAACTGAAAATCTATTTTTCGCAATGAGTTCTGCCATTGATTCTTGGAACCCGTACATATCAAAGTTTATAAGACCCTCGTCGAGGCTTATAATTTTTACATAGTTTTTAATAAAGTAATTAATATCTTGTGAGCACTTTATTACTTCTTGTACTTGCTCTGCTGTCCACTCTATTTGAACATATGCACGTTTTAATAATGGATTTGCTAGATAATTTTCAGACATTCTTATTGACTTTTCTGACAAGCATATTATAATAGGCTTTGAGCCTATTTATTCAATATCTGTTTGTTTCTTGATAAGTTTCTGTAATTCCGATGTACTACCAACAAACAGTGCATTCGTAACACTCTGCGGCTGAGATGATTCATCTTTTAATAGTTTGACTTTCCTTTGAAGTTCTAGTAAATCTTTATTCGCATCGACAATCGTTTTCATTAAGGTCGATAGAACTTCATATGCTCTAGGTGACTCTGATGTAGATGCAATAGAAGAAAGATCCTCGATGGATGCTTGAGCAGAGTCAATAATACTTCTCAAATTTTCTCTTGCATACTTGTAATCTGCATCAATTTCATCACTCTTTTCGGAATATTTTTCTAAAACTGTGGGTACTTGGCCGTCTTGCATCACTTCAATAATTGGCTTCGTATTTTCAGATATATCGAATATGTCTTCCATATTCTTTTCCATATTCGTTTTCATACTATGTCTCTGTGATGTCAAATGGATCTATCGTAATATCAGTAGTAAATCCGAAGTCCGTATTCGCACTAATTTGACTCAATGCTACAGATTGAGCACTATTGCCAGATGGAACAAAGAGTGGTGATCCATTTGCAAACTGTGAAGGAGTGATAGTCATTCGCTCGATTGTTGGCTCTGCGTCTGTAGTCGTGTCAACAAAATTAGTAATTGCACGCTTGATCAAGCCACTATTCGCTACTGGACCGTAGATATAACCCTTCAGGCTGAATGTAAGATTATAAATCAATGATCTTCTAGTATCAAAGTCGCCCTCGTAAGTATCTTCGATTGATACATCCTGCAGTACAATCGGTGTATCTACAACAATCTGCATTTCAGGAATTAAATTTACTTGTGTTGTAAACTCAGGCCTAAAATAAGGAAGAATTTGCTCAATTATTTGAGCTCCGTCGTCCGCATTCCGCACAAAAACGGAAAGTAAAATAGTAAAGTCGTATGGAACTGGTATGAACTGCGTATCTACTCTGTTAAAATCAGTATTTCGTAGCCTTACATTTTTAATCGTAGAAGATAGTTTTCTCTGCGGTGAGTATGTCATGCCTTGAATCTCGAATCCCATTCGAGGTAGTGTGATGGCCACATCTTGATCTAAATTTGGATCTTGAACTAGCCTCACCAGCCACTTTTCTTTTGGGCCATATGCAAGAGGAACTAACAGACTCTGAATACGATTGCCGTTTGAATCAAGTCTTTGGACAATTATGTCATTAAACAAGTTACCAAATGCAATAACGTATTTTCGTATTGTTCCGTGGTAGTATTGCTGTCCAAACATTAAAATCTATCCACTTCTGAGAATGGGTTACTCTCACTGAAATCAATCACCGCACTCGAACTGAATATAGGATCATTGCTTTGGAAATACTCGTTGTTTGCAGTCGGCTGATTGTCTTCCACACGATATTCCTGCATAATTGATCCGCCATCTTCTGATTGCAGTATACCTGCTCCGTATCCACCACCATCTTCCAGACTGATTTCAAATGTCAAGATATCAGTACTGAGATTATCCTCAATAGCATCAATCTCACTGATACCCGTATCAATTCTTTCATTACTGTATGTAAACAATTCACAACGCAGATCATAAGTTTGTAGTCGTCCTGTTTGATAAAATACAGCCTCATGCTCTACAAATTTGATCTCAAATAACTTGTCGACCATGGGGAACCAAATGAGATCACCTTCAGTTGGTCTGTTATTTGTAATGGCATACCCTTCTGATGTGGCTGTTTCAAGTGTAATGCCTGATAGATATGCAGTGTTCGCGGATGTCGAAAGGTATTGACGAGAAGGAGCCGCAGTGTTTGCGCTCTCCTGAAGGTAACTATAACCTACCTCGGTCGTGAGTCTCTCCGATCTAGCCTGATCAAATCTTTTTCTTGCAACCGTAAATGTTACCGAGTCTCTAATTTCAAGATTAAATCGAGATAAAAAATCACCCTCACCCTCGAAGCCTTCAACATTTTTTATGTACATCTCGATGTCGACTGCATCATCATAAGTGGCCAATGTATCCTCACCAAAAAGAGGATCTCTTCTCACAGCAGCTTTTGGAATGTACTTCACATTATGCCCGTAGACCTTGATTGCTTCAATACTAAGATCTTCTACTAAGTCTTGCTCTCGAGCATATCCAAAATTATTAAAATACACATTTGTGGGCATAACTATCCAACCATATCTTGCACAGGTAAGCTATATGCTGATAATACTTCCTCTTCAAGTTTTTGAATCTCAGCTTCCGCATCATCATATATTTTAGCACCGTTAAAAGTTAATCCACCCGGTAGTTGCATACCCTCGAACTTCGTAATATTTGATCCCCACTGACGTTTTATAAGTGCAGTTGCGTATCTTGCTAACCATCGATCACCCCATATGTCAGTATAGACATCTCCATCGACTATACGATATGCATCTACAATGATATATTCGTCGAGAGCAACATCATTATCCCAGTCCATATCAATGTGCAATCTATTTACGTGTCTGTTAAATCTCAAAGGTTTTTTGCCGACAAATAACTCTTCGAGGTAAGCAACGTGTGTCATAGCAGTAACATATGGTACATATGAAGATGCTGATAGATCAAATAAATCGTTTAAATGTATTTGATACCGTATATTGAATAAATTCGACGACTGAACTGCTTGTCCAACATCTAATATACGATTGACACCAATAACTGAGTCAGAAAGAGTTATATATCCGTTTGATTTATCGGAAGCTGTCACGACATGTTTTATGAGAACACGCTCGGTGCCATCGAAATGATAATCTTGATAGTATTTTAGAGCTTCATCAATACGGTCTTCTACTTGCTCAGCATCGACATTTACATCGATTACTGGCTCTCCTAAACGACGAAGACAATAATCTTTAAATTCAGCCCTTGAACTTGGAACTGCCATTTTGAACTCCAGTCTTTTTACTATTTATAATCACTGGAGTTTTTATTACCTTCTAGTAACCTAGGTTACTAGGTCCCCGCCCATAAATTGGTGGTAGTGTTCCGTTTCCTGCTATATCTGCCATTGCGAGATATATAAAAGTTGAGTTACTTGCATTTGTATCAGCGTTATCACCGTTTAATTTCATACCATCTGCCAGAAAATCCTTTTCATGAAATGCTCCAATACCTTCCTGTGCAAATGTGTTAGCTAAAAAATGATTCGAATTGGTTGCATTAAAACCCGGTCTGCGAAAATCAAAGATATACCAACCTGAAGTAGTTGTTATATCTTTCTGCATATACCATGCTGGTGTAAAACCCATTGATAAGTAAGGTCCATCGTGACTACCGTTACCTACAAACTTTCCAACCTTACACACACCGGGAACTGACCGGAAAGCGATAAATAAATGTTCTACACCGCTTGTATTTATGCCGTTAAGAGAACTTTCGTTCAGACCCATTGTTGTTGCTCCCGGCGTCCATGCACCAGAAGCTGAATCTTCAGCAGCAGTTGTCTGCAATCTTAGAAACTTATTATTTGGATCCGTTGTATCTTTGCTGTAAATGAACCAACCAGTTCCACTACTTCCTACACGTTTAACAAGAAAGAACTCCGGTTCTCCAGATAGTCCATGCGCTATTGTACTCGATCCTCCAGCGCCAGTAAATGTACCAACAGAGAAATGTCCCGTATCAGCAGCAGCTACTGTGCTCGCTATCGAACCACCGCTTGGTGTAGTCGTTCCTGAACTGGATCCAACAAGCCACTGCCACATAACGTAACTTTCAGCAGCAGCATTTACCTGCGTATCATTTCCAACTTGTACACCTCTCTGTAAAAACCTCTGAACAGTATTAGGTTCTGTTACTTCAGCGACTGTAGAATTTGAAAATAAATCTAATGATTCACCTACACCCCTAACACGATCATAAAGCATATGGTTGTAAGTATCATTAGAATCTCTGCCTCTGATCCATGCCCAAGCTGTGATCTTAGATGCAGTGGCGTCTAGGTTGTCTTGATTGAGTTCTAAAAATCCAGTTGGCGCAGTGCCTTCCCAGTTGTCAGAGTTAGTTCGTAATGTTCCAGCTTGAGAACCATACATTTGTAAAAATGGTGCGACTCTTCCTATAACATCACTGAAAGCTGCCTTTGAATAATCAGTTCCAGCAGCAATTCCACTTGCTGACGCACTGTTCATCCATGTTCCATTTTTACTGAAGTAAATAGCATTACGATCCATATCCAAAGCAACACCAATAAAATCACCAGCAGTAGTAGAGACTCCATAATCACTTGTTAAAGCCAATGATTGTCTTCCTGCCACCCTTCCACCGTTTTCACTTAAGAGATAAGCATGGTTTGTCGACTGAAGAGTTGTAGCTGGTGGAAATGAATCAAGAACAACGCCTACTCTAAAACTATCTCCAATTCCAGTTGCAGTATCTCTTTCAATCTCCCAATAATATTTACCAGAAGAAATAAATGTAGTGCCTATTACAGAATCCCAATCATTGTTGCCGTCACTTGTTACTTTTAGATTGCCTTCAGATAAAGTGTTTCCATCTTTTCTACCAGGATCCCAAGTACAAAAGTTTTCAGAGGGCGTATCTGTAACCTTATCT